GTAGTTACTGCTACAGTGGAGGGAGCCTAAAAACTTCCTCCACTCTTTTTCATACATACTTGAATGGTGCCCTACAAGGCGAAGCCGCTCTAAGGGTACTGGTCTAGGAAAGGACTGTTCACTATGCCTACACATTTTCCCAACGGCGTCTCTAACCAAATAAAAGGTAATCCTCTTTTTAATTACCCTTACATGGACCCCTTTAAATACTACATGTACCACGATGATTTCTTTGAATTTCACTCTGGTATCTACACCATCACCACCACTGAGGCTGGCACAGGTTCCGCCACAGAGGTTATCACTGCAGGTGCAGGGGGGCAACTTCTGATCACCAACGCTGCAGGCGACAATGACCTGGACTTTCTCCAGTTGAAAGGCGAGTCTTTCCTCTGGGATTCTACCAAGAGAATGTTCTTTACGTCTAGGTTTAAAACCAACGATGCTACTCAGTCAGAGATTATCATGGGTCTTCAGATCACTGATACAACCCCTCTGGATATTACGGATGGTATCTACTTCTTTAAACCAGACGGAGATACTCAACCTGATTTTGTCATTGAGAAAGACAATGATTTTGGTACTTCTGTTCTGGAAATGAACGCAATGGCAGATGATACGTTTGTCACTCTTTCTTTTGAGTATGATCCTCTGGACGTTGCCACGGGTGGTCCAGTGTTCCGTGCTTATCAAGATGGCGTTAAAGTAGGTCAGATTGCAAGCACCGTTAACGCTCCTGATGACGAAGAGCTTACTATCTCCTTCGGTATTCAGAATGGTGAGGCAGTTGTTAAAACCTTGTCCCTTGACTTTCTTATGGCAGCGGTGGAAAGATAACCTCCTGTTGTTTGGAAAGACATAGAGTTTGATCTATAATAGGGGGAGGATCAGCAGATGGTTCTCCCCCTTTTTACTCAGGAGACTAATAGATGAGTACTACAACTAGAATAGCGCATGTCATAGGGGGAGCAGGTGGTAATGGTTTTCTCTGTGATGTGCAGACCAGTGTCACCCTCTCTGACACACGTATCAGAATGTACACCTACGCTGTCACCGTTGCTTCAGAAATTGTCATAGGAGCTTCTAATGGACCTGTTATCAAGCAACCTGTTTTAGTTGCAAATACTGTTGATAGTATCTATATGCAGGACAGCGGTGTCAGGTGCCTAGGGAATGTCTCTGTTGCTGGCGCAAGTGACGGTGGTAAAATTTATGTTTACTATGGCTAGGAGCTAGACTGTGGATTTTAATTCTCTTGTCAGCATCATCATAGAAACTACTGAGAACGATGGCTCAGAGTTTGTAGGTGCTCTCCCTGCCATGATACAGAGAGCACAGGAGAAGATGCAGAATGATCTGGATGATCAGGGACTGGTTACGTATGCCAGTGTAGCTGTATCAGCTTCCTCTGCAGAGGTATCTGTACCTGTGGGAGGAGAGATCATCAAGACCTTCTCCATAGAAGTAGGAGGTGCCAGGACACAGCTGAAGCACAGACCCTATGAATACCTCCTGGACTACTGGCCTGTGTCAGCCTCCACTGGTACACCTAGGTACTATGGCTTTAAGACTAATACAGAGATCAGAGTGGCCCCCACGCCCTCTGCCACGGTAGATTCTCAGATAGGTTTCATTGCACAGGTTACAACTATTACATCTGCAAGCCCTACAAACTACTTCACCATTCACTGTGAGAACGCGCTGTTCTATGCTTCCATGGTAGAGGCTTCTCTCTTTATGAAGAGCTTTAACACAACGGCGGCGTGGCAACAGGAGTACCAAGGTGAAATAGAAAGGCTTAGAAACAGAGCCAGAAGAAGCAGGCAAGATGATATGCAGACAAGTTTCAGCACTGCCGGTGGTCCTAATACACTGGTCAAAGGGAGTGACTAGGCGTGAATAGAAAGATTAAGTTTCAAAAGGGAGGCAGTGTTCTTTCTTCTCAAGAGGCTCTGGCTGAAAGAATTGCATCAGGACAGCGTCCAAAGCGTAGATCAGCTGCTGAAAGAAGGGGAGGTAGAACTACTTCTAACCCATTTACAGAAGAACAGCGCGATACAGCTTCTAAGATTTTTCCTGATACCAGAGTATTTGAAAAAGCTTATGATGACTATACATCAGGAAAAGAGTTAAGCTCAGAAAATAAAAGAGATTTAGCAGTAGAGACAGGATTTGCAGCGTTAGGCGCTGTGCCTGTTTTTGGAACAGCAGCACAAAGGGGAAAACCTGTGGTAAAATCATTATTAAAAAAGTTATTAGGAGAAGGTTCAGAGAGAGCTAACAAGGTACCTAAACCTACAGCAGATAAGATTAAAGGAATAGCTCCTCGCTCTGATATTAAAACAGGAGAAGTAACATCTGTTCCTAAAGGTAAGGTGGACAGTCCTAAAGGTCGCGGTCCTTTTGACAAAGATGGGCAATTAAAAGGAGCTGCAAAACAAAGCAACTTAGATAAGGTGGCAGCGGGTACTAAAAAGATTGTAGAAACAGCAAATCAGAAAAAAATTGCAAAGAACCTTAACAAAAAAGTAGGCGGTGGTAAGCCAGTACCTGCAGTGAGAAAAACAACTTCTCCTGCAGTTGCACCAAAACCAAGAGTACCTGCCAACCGTCAACCGGGTTTTAACTTAGGCTCGCCTAAAGATAAAGGCAGTAATCTGAAAAAATTTATAGGCCCTGCTCTAGCAACAGGTGCAGGTGCCTATCTTCTTTCATCAGAAAAAGATGCTAAACCTTCTGCAGGTAGCCAAGCAGGCGGAACGTCTGTAAATACTAGTCCTGATGGTTCTAATGCAGGTGCAGGTATGGATACAGACCTGTTTGATACACCTACAGGTGTCACAGGCCGTAAGCCGACAGGTACCACAGGCCGTAAGCCTAAGAAGGACCCCACAGAAGGCGGTAAGTATAAGTCTTACTCAAAAGATAATAATGACTTTATGTACATGACCCAGAAAGGTTATGATGAAGAAGAAGAACAGGGTGATAAGGCAGGTGGAAGACCCGGCAGAGGTAAGATGAAGACACAGGGCATGAACAAGACTGGGAAGCGTAAAGCCGGGTTCTCTGGTAAAGGCTCTGGCGCAGCACTGAGGGGATTTTAAGCTATGCCAATGAACTATATGAATGCAAAGAAGAGGGGCTTAGTCAAGCTTAAAGAAGGTGGGCCTGTAGACAGTGGAGGTGCGGTTGAACATCTGGCCTCTATTCAGGATGAACTTGCTTCAGATAATCCTAACAAGGACAATATAGCTTTTTCTAAGGCCGCTTTAAAAAGAGCTTCAAAAGCAGATAAAGCAAAAGCTAGAAAAATTTTAAACTCTTCTGGTCTATATGATATGGACAAAGGAAACAGGTAAGGAAATAAGATATGCCTAATAAAAAGAAAGATCAAAAGAAGAAAGATAAAGACCAAAAGAAGAAAGAGCACTACCTCATTCCTGATCAGAACCCTCCCGTGGACTCTGAAAGATTAAACGCTTTCAACGGTAAGCCCACAGGTCAGGGATACGGAGCGGCTAGACTAGGACCGGACGTTGTCTAAGAAGGAAGATAAGAAGTGTTCTAATCCTTCCTGTCAATGCACAGGTTGTGAAGATTGTTCCAGCACTAGCGAAGGAGGTTGTTCTTGTAAATCAGTTCCCTCAGAGGAATAGTCCAGAAAGGAAATAAATGGTGGAAGACTTTAGTGTATTTCAAGCTGTATCAGATTACGGGCTTGCCATAGTTGCCACCATAGGAGCAGGTGCAGCAGCTTGGAAGCTTCTCCATTTTATGCTCAAGGACGTTGCAGGGGCCTTAAAAGGCCAAGATGAAATTATAATTGCTCTGATAGATAAGAGTAGCAGAGTAGAAACTTTAGTACAGAGAATGGACTCTAAGCTGGATACAGTTCTACAGCAACGCTCAGAACCTCTGCTCAAGGAAATAAAAGAAAGGTACCGTCCCTGATGGCTTTTGAAAAGTATGACCTAACTGTTAAACCTTATGGTCTAAAAAAAGTAAATGTTGAACAAGAGCTTCCCTCTGGTAGGCGAATTCCTTATATGAAACCGCTTCCTTTGAAAGGAGGCGGTAAAGTCGTACACTCAGTGGACAGCCCTACCAAACCAGCTTGGATGAGGAATAGGTAAGACAACATGGCAATTGCAACCACATCAAATTTTGACGCCACCTTCTTTATAGACGAGGTCATAGAAGAAGCCTATTCTATGCTAGGTGGTCAGGCAGAGCTTGCCAATGATTCTATCACTGCCAGAAGATCACTTAACCTTATGCTGACAGACTGGCAGAACCGTGGTGTTCTTCTCTGGGGTACGGACCTGGCCAGCACTACACTGGTCACAGGAACAGCAGAGTACACACTCCCTTCAGAGACCGTGGACGTGCTCTCTGGGTACATCAGACTAACTTCCAATAGCAATGACTTTCAGATGAACCGCATAGGATATGAGGAATACGAAGCTATAACTAATAAGACTACCTCTGGTAGACCTACACAGTTTGCCACTCTCAGAGGCAGAGAGAACGTCACGGCCTTTTTCTTTCCTGTGCCTGACGCATCAGATACTTATACTTTTAGAAACTACAGAATGAAGAGGCTGGCAGATGTTAGTAAGAGTGCTCTTCAGAATGCAGACGTTCCCTTCAGATTTATTCCTGCTCTGACCTGTGGCCTTGCCTACTACCTCAGTTACAAGAGAGCAGGCGTCCCTGCAGATAGAGTGGCTCTTCTTAAAGCTAAGTACGAAGAACTCTTGGAAAGCGCACTAGACTCAGATAGAAACAGAGTGAGTCTCTTCATCACTCCTAGATTACAGGTGGTATAGACAATGGCCAAACCTAAAGGACTATATGCAAACATTAATGCTAAAAAGAAAGCAGGCACTAGTAAGTCTAAAAAGAAAAGTACTATCACTCCCAAAGCTTATGCTAATATGAAAGCAGGTTTTCCTAAGAAGAAAAAGAATGCCTCTAAAAAAGGGTAGCATGAAGGGACATAGTATCAGCGGTGGTCAGAAGAGGCCTACCAAGTCTGGTGCTGGTATGACCAAGAAAGGTGTAGCTGCATATAGAAAAAAAAATCCCGGAAGTAAGTTAAAAACTGCTGTTACAGGTAAAGTTAAGAAAGGAAGTAAGGCTGCTAAAAGAAGAAAGTC